CGTTTATTCTTGGGCCTACCCCTGATGTTGCCTATAACGCTGAGTTGCATTATTACTATTATCCTGAGTCTATTACCGTTGCCACCAGCGGTCAGACTTGGCTTGGCGATAACTTTGATACTGTGCTACTGTATGCTTCCTTGGTCGAGGCTTATACCTTTATGAAGGGTGAAGCCGACATGATGCAGTTGTACAACACCAAATTCATGGAAGCCCTTGCATTGGCTAAACGTCTTGGCGATGGTCTGGAACGTCAAGATGCGTACCGTACTCCTCAGTTTAGGCAAGGGGTCAACTGATGTCTTTATACCAAACGGCTACGACCAGCTTTAAAGTTCAGTTAGCTCAAGGTTTGCATAACTTTGGGCCAACCAGCCCCAATACGTTCTACATTGCTTTGTTTACAGCGGCGTCTACGATCAATGCAGCCACTCCTACATACAGTAGTGCCCTTGTTGGGGAGGTTGTAGGCACAGGTTACACGCAAGGCGGCCAACCTTTAACGATTGTTACAACACCCACATCAGGTGACACCAATGGAACAACCGCATACTGGTCGTTTACCAATGTGGTATGGACACCCGCTGCGTTTACAGCTCGTGGGGCTATGATCTACAATACAAGTCAAAGTAACGCATCTGTTTGTATTCTTGACTTTGGTGCGGATAAAACCTGCCAGAACTCATTCACAATTCAATTTCCAACCGCTGTGGCCTCCAGTGCCATATTACGAATAGCTTAAAGGAGCCACCATGACTATCGAAAAACTCAAAGCCACTGACATTGTATCTAGTGGTCTTACTGCTAATCTCCAAGCTGGAGAAGACGCAAAAGCTACAGGTGTATTTAACATAGCGTGCCATGATAAAGACGGTAATTTGAAATGGGAAGCCACTTCTAAGAACCTCGTAGTAAACGTCGGTTTACAGTACATGGCAGGCACTGCTTTAGATGGATCAACGGCTAGAATTACCTCTTGGTATCTTGGTTTATATGGTCCGGCGTCTTCTAACAATCCTGCGGCAGCGGATACAATGGCTTCTCACGCTGGTTGGACAGAAATTGCCCCTTATAGTAACGCAACCCGTGTGGCGGCTACTTTTGTAGCTGCAACAACAGCCAATCCCTCAGTGGTGACCAACTCTGCTTCACCTGCTGTGTTTAACATTACTTCTACAGCAACTGTGGGCGGCGCTTTCCTAACCAGCCAAAGTATTAAAACACCAACTCTTTACTACAATACAGGTACGTTATTCTCTGCGGCTGACTTTGGTTCACCCGGTGACCGTTCCGTTGTTTCTAGCGACACTTTGTCTGTGACTTACACATTCAGTTTGGCTGGCTAATATGGCAGCGTGGGGTGACGGCTCATGGGGTGACGGTGGCTGGGGCTTTACAGCTTTTGACAGCACTGTTGCCGAAACTTCCACGGGATCAGACGCAGTAACAGCGTTAGCTAATTTAACGGCCTTGGTTACTGAATCAGCTTGGGGTACTGGTGCATGGGGTTCTAATTCTTGGGGTGGAGGTGGTGAAATAGCTACTGGCACGGACGCAGTAACTTCAACAATAACAGTCAATGTAAGCATAACGGAAACGGCAACAGGTTCAGATGCGATTACATCAAATCAAGGTTTTGCGTCAACAATTGATGAAACAGCGACAGGTAGCGATGCGATAACAACATTGCTAACAATGAGTTCTTTGGTTAGTGAAACGGCAACAGGATCAGATGCAGTATCAAGTATCCCTAATTATGCGTCAACGGTGAGTGAAACTGCAACGGGTACAGATGCTGTAACTTCAAGTTTTGTAATTTATGGGTCTGTAAGCGAGACGGCAACAGGAACAGATGCTGTTAATTCATTGCTTACGTTAAATTCTTTGGTTACTGAGAGTGCAACGGGTACAGATTCTGTTGCGGCGATACAAGGTTTTTACCCTGTAATAACAGAAACCGCAACAAGTGCAGACACATTGGCGGCGGCGGCGGCTTTTATAGCTTCGATTACCGAGTTGGCAACGGGGACAGATATAGTAAACGGACGACGTTTATGGGAATTAATAGATGACAGCCAATCTATTACATGGCAAAATGTTGATAATTCAGAATCAACGACTTGGACGGTGATTTCTACAGTTTAGGAGCGTTAAATGACATATGCAAACACGACGTTGCTGGGGTTAAACCAGCCAACTACAGGTTCAGAACCCGGGGTATGGGGCGACGATGTAAACAATGGCCTTACAATTCTTGTAGATATGTCCATTGCGGGTACAAATAATATCACCTATGACGGGGATGTTACTTTATCTGTTTCTAATGGTTATAGTGGATCAACCTTTCCAGCCACTTCTGTTACTACAACTACCACATCGACAGCGGTGGCGCAGTACTATATTCTTAACTTGTCTGGTTCAAGAGCACAAGCAAGAAGCGTTACAGCGCCTACATCCAGCCGTTCTTTTCTTGTTACCAATGGTACAACAGGTGGTTTTGCAATCACAATTAAAAAGCTTTCTGGTACAGGCGTAGCAGTTGCCGCTGGCGAAACAGCCCTTGTCTACTACAATACCGTCACAGGTGATTACGCTAAAGCAGCATCAATTAGTACTTCTGGAATTGTATTACCCGCTAATGGTGGTACAGGCGTAGCAAACGGAACAAGTAACACAATCACATTTACAGGTAACTATACCCTTGGGTTGACATTAACTGCAAATACAGCGGTCACCTTACCCACAAGCGGTACTTTAACAACCACAGGCAAAGCCATTGCGATGGCGATGATTTTTGGCTTTTGAAATTTAAGGAAACATCATGGCAAACCCAAACATAGTTAACGTATCAGTAATCAACGGTAGTACGGCGTATGTGCTACCAGCATCTACTTCAGTATCGGTTGCATGGACTTATGCTGATCCAAGCACTAGTGGTTCTGTATCTTTGACGGGGTTAACTCCTGCGTCTGGGACGGTAAACAAGATCAACAACATTGTTGTGTCTAACACTACTTCATCGGCGGCAAACTGCTCGGTAGCAATATCGAATAACCCAACTTATGCAAGCGGTACGGCGTACTACATTGCTTATCAAATTAGTGTGCCAGCCAACGCATCTGTGATTGTGGTAGATAAGACCACAGCATTCTATGTAACACAATTTCAATCGGTTGGCGTTATTTCTGGAACAAGCAGTGCGTTGACCTATGTTGCATCATTTGAAGCGATTACTTAAGGACTGACCCATGTCGTTAACCAAAACGGGTGGCGTTATCTCTTCCCAATACAATGGGCTGAACTATCCTGTAACAACGGTAGAGTATCTTGTTGTCGCTGGGGGTGGTGGTGGCGGTTCTGCCGCTTATCCGCAAAATGCTGGTAGTGGAGGTGGTGCAGGAGGTTTGCTTACTGCCACAGGATATTCAATCACTCTTGGATCAGCAATTACAATTACTGTTGGTGCTGGGGGCGCTGGTGGTGCGGCGGGTAATAATAATGGTGTTCAAGGTTCTAGTTCTATTTTAGCTGGTGGATCAACCATAACATCTACTGGTGGAGGATATGGAAGTTCTGCAATTGGAAATGCCTCTGGTGGTAGTGGTGGCTCTGGAGGCGGGGCAACGCAAGGAATTGGAACTGGTGGTACAGGCACATCAGGACAAGGTTATGCTGGAGGAATCTCTACAGGCGGGTCATCTTATTCGGGCGGTGGAGGCGGGGGTAGTGGTTCAGTAGGGCTAAATGGTGTAGGAATTGGAACTGCAGGTGGTGGCGGAACAGGAACAGTTTCGTCTATTACAGGAAGTCCTGTTCAATATGCAGGCGGTGGCGGTGCCGGCTCTTACTATACCGATACTGCATCAGTTGGATTAGGGGTGGCTGGTGGTGGTAATGGAGGTAAAGGATATGCTTCATTGTTGCCTACTGCTGGTTTTAGTGCTATAGCAAATACAGGATCAGGCGGTGGAGGTTCTGGCGGTTCTGGATTAAATCCATCTAGTGCGGCAGGTGGTGCAGGCGGTTCAGGCATCGTAGTCATCAGATACCCATCCTATCTATCCCAAGCAACAAGCACAACAGGTTCACCTACTTACTATCAAGCCCTTGGTTATAACGTCTATATCTTCTACGCCAATGGCACAATCACATTCTAAGGTTAACAATGGCAACAGGAATATTTACACTTAGAAACCAACTTCAAGGTTTACTTACCAAAGCATGGACAGGTACGCAAAAGACTAACTTTGTTGAATACCTTGTTGTAGCAGGTGGCGGTGGTGGTGCTGGCGGAGGTGGCGGTGCGGGTGGTTTGCTTCAAGGAATTTTGCCTGTAACTACTGGATCATCTATTACTGTTACCGTTGGTGGGGGTGGAGCAGGTGCAACGACGTCCACCTCAACAAATAATGCCAATGGTTCAAATAGTGTTTTTTCAACAATTACTTCTCTTGGTGGCGGTAAAGGTTCTAATCTTGACCGTGTTACTGGTTCTACTGGTGGCTCAGGTGGAGGAGCTGGAGGTTGGGATACTGTTTCTGCTACATTTGGTGGTACAGGAACATCTGGACAAGGTAATGCAGGTGGTAATGAACCTATTGCTTCTGCTTCAGGTACAACTTCTTCTTATCCATCAGCAGGCGGTGGCGGTGCAGGGACAGTAGGTTTAACTGTTTCAAGTGGCAAAGTTTCTGGGGATGGTGGTGCAGGTATTGCATCTTCTATATCAGGATCAGTAATCACATATGCAGGTGGCGGAGGTGGGGCAGGAACTACAGGGTACGCATTTGGTACTTGTCCAGCAGGTGCAGGAGGCGTTGGTGGGGGTGGTGCAGGTAGTAGTAGTGCAGCAACTTCTGGAACTGCTGGAACTGCAAATACAGGCGGTGGAGGAGGTGGTGGTGGTTTTACGTATGGCCCAACTTTTTCTACAGGGGGCGCAGGCGGTTCAGGCATTGTCATCATTAGATACCCTAGCACATATGCTAATCCTGCATCTTATACAGGTGGGACATTAACAACTGTAGGTGATTGGAAGATTGTTACTTATACAACTTCTGGCACATTTACTTTGACAGCATAGGAATAACAAATGTCGCAGTCACTTTTAGGCGGTTATCTCAGCGCTACATTTAATCCTCTGACTAGCGGAGTTACAAGCACGGTTGAATACTTGGTTGTGGCTGGCGGGGGTGGTGGCAATCAAGGTGCATCTGGTGGCCCCGGTGGTGGAGGTGGAGCAGGTGGTTTGTTAACTTCTACTGGGTATACAGTAACACCCGGATCAGTTATAACCGTAACTATTGGCGCAGGTGGAGCAGGTTCTGTTGGAGGAGCATCAAGTCTTCCATCATCACCCGGTGTTAGTTCTGTTTTTGGATCAATAACTGCAACAGGTGGCGGTAATGCCACTTACGATTCTGGGTCAACTGGGGCAAATGGCGGTTCAGGTGGAGGTAGTTATAGCAGCGTAGCAGGCACAGGTACTTCTGGACAAGGCAATGCAGGTGGCACTAATGGTGGCAGTACCCCAATTTATGCTGGTGGTGGTGGAGGTGGAGCAGGATCAGTCGGTCAAGCTGGCGGTGCAGGGGGCGCTGGCGGTACAGGTATTGTTTCTTCCATTACAGGTTCTCCAATCCAATATGCTGGTGGAGGTGGTGGCGGATGGTATATGACTACAACTGTAGGCGGACTTGCATCTGGCGGAGGTGGAAATGGTGGAGGCGGTACAAGTGTCACTACTTATGCTGGGGGAACAAACGCTACCGTTAACACAGGCGGTGGAGGTGGTGGGGTTGCAGGCCCGGGAGCAACAAGTGCGCAAAGAGGGGGTTCAGGTGGTTCAGGCATAGTCATTATTCGCTACCCTGCCAACTGCGCCCCTCCTGCATCATTTGGGGGTTCCAATACACCACAAGTTTATTACAATAATGGCTACCAGATTTATGTCTGGACAGGCTCAGGAACAGTAACTTTTTAAGGAGTAAACATGGCACATTACGCAAAAGTCATCAACGGAGTCGTCACAGAAGTTAATGTGGTCGATTGGGAAACGCTGAACATTGAAGGACATCCTTGGGGTGATCCATCATTGTGGATTCAGACTTCTTACAATACCCAAGGCGGTGAACACAAACTTGGTGGTACACCATTGCACAAGAACTACGCAGGGATTGGTTATACATGGGACGGTGTAGGCTTTGCACCCCCACAACCCTTCGCTTCGTGGACAAAGAACGCAACTACATACTTGTGGGAAGCCCCTACACCTATGCCCGTAGTAGAAGGCAAAATGTTTTTATGGCACGAAGACACACTTTCATGGGTTGAGATTGTCGCCCCTGTGGTTGAAACTCCAGTAGAAACTCCTACAACTCCAACGGTATAAAACATCATGGCTCAACTAAGCGGAATGTGGACTCTAAGTCAAGTAAGCCAAGCGGTAAAGGCTGGGCAGTGGATAGGCTTTCCGCAAACAGTTGAGTACCTGATAGTTGCGGGTGGTGGAGGTGGGGGCGCTTCATTTGGCTCAGGAGGAGGCGCAGGTGGAGTTTTATCTGGTCAAACATCTATTACTCAAGGCACAACTTGTTATGTAACTGTAGGAGCCGCAGGTGCTTTGTCTGGTGGTCAAGGTGGTAACTCAGTTTTAATTGCCACATCTTCAGGCGCAACCACAGGAAATTTTGTTGCTTTAGGTGGTGCTGGAGGAGTAGGAACTGGAGTTACTGGTGCTTCTGGTGGGTCTGGTTCTGGAGGAGGGGGCTCTGGTGGTACTTTATATTCTGGTGGCTCAGGAACATCAGGGCAAGGTAATGCAGGTGGAAGTAGTTATATCCAAGGTGGCGTAGGCCCATCTGGTGGAGGAGGGGGCGCAGGAACGGCAGGTTTAAATGCCGTTTCAAGTGTTGCTGGTAACGGTGGGGCAGGAATAGCATCATCTATAACTGGATCAGTCATTGTTTATGCTGGCGGCGGTGGCGGTGGAATTATTGCTTCGACAGCGGGAATAGGCGGCGTGGGAGGGGGAGGTAGTGGTTCTGGTTATTTTGCAGGCGTTAATGGTTCTGTCAATACAGGAGGCGGCGGTGGCGGAGGAACAAATGGTTCTGCTGGTGGAGCAGGTGGCTCTGGAATAGTCATCATACGTTATCAAGGTAATGTTCAATGGTTTAATGGTGGTACTGTTACTGCCTCTAATGGTTTTGTTATTCATACATTTATACTTAATGGTTCTTTAGTTTCTCAAGCGCCTACTCAAGTCTTACCTGCTAACACAGCATTGTTCTTATCTTCAGGCGTGTGGACTGCCCCAACAGGTGCTACCCAAGTTGAGTATTTAGTGGTTGCTGGCGGAGGGGGAGGTGGTTTTTATGCTGGCGGCGGTGGCGCAGGAGGATTTAGAACTGCCACAGGATTTTCTGTTACCGCTGGTATTCAATACGCTATAACAGTTGGTGCTGGTGGTGTTGGCGGTAAGCCATCATATGGATTGGGCAACAATGGACAAAGTTCTACTTTTAGTTCTATAACTTCTACTGGTGGCGGTGGAGGTGGAAATGCCTCAACTGGGTATGGCCCAGCGGGTACAGGTCAAAGCGGAGGTTCTGGTGGTGGCGGTGCTTACGGAGCATCATATTACACGGGCGGTACGGCTTCACCAAGCGGTCAAGGAAATGCTGGCGGTAATGGTGAAAGCGGAACAACTTATGGTACAGGTGGAGGAGGTGGAGGCGCAGGTGCAGCAGGCGCAACTTGGTCTTCTGGCACTCCAATTGGTTCTAATGGCGGAGTAGGATCGGCATCTAGTTTATCTGGAACATCAACTTATTATGCTGGTGGTGGCGGTAGTGGCTCTGGAAGTGCTGGAAATGGCGTATCTGGCACAGGTGGAACAGGTGGGGGAGGTAATGGTTGGGGTGGGGGTTATGGTGTTACCTGGTCAGAATTGCCAACAGGTGCAATGAATGGAACTTCAGGTACAGGTGGAGGTGGTGGAGGTTCAGGTACAGGGCCAAATGCTGGTAACGGTGGCTCAGGTATCGTCATCATCAAATGGAGTTAACCAATTGATCCTTTCACTCTTGTTGCCCTCGCCTCATCTGCGTTCAAGCTCGTCAAAGAATCATGCGAGATGTACAAAGAGGGAAGGCAATATGTCCTCGATGCCAAGGCTGAAGTTGAAGGTGTAGTCAAAGATTTGAAGGGTATCCAAGCGGATGCCAAAGGAGTCTGGGGTTTCTTAACGGGTCTTTTTGGTGGCAAGAAAGAAGCAATTCAACAAAAATCTGTTGAAAAGCCCGTTAAAAAGGTAAAAGCCAAGGCTCCTGAGTTTGATGAGAATCAGATTTATGCCCAAGTTGCTGATGCTTTGACCAAGTTCTTCCATGCCTATAACGGTTTGAAACACTACAAAGAAGAGCAAGAAGAGACAGCATCCAAGTTAGGAGATGAAGAAGGACAAGACATTGCCATCAAGTTAGTCATTGCTGATCTACAGATGGAAAAGTTAAACGATGAGTTGCGTGAGTACATGGTGTACCACGTACCCAGTGAATTTAAGGATCTTTATAGCCGTGTAAACAAGATGATCGGTCACATTGCCAACCAACAGCAACTAGCGAGAAAAGAAGAGTTGGACAGAAAGAAGGCAATTGAATGGCAACGAAGACAGGCTATAAGCAAAATTCAACACAGGGTTCTAGTAGGGGGAATAACTATCCTAATGATCCTGTGGGCGTGGATGATGATTCTGACGATGACTCTTTCTACGTCATTGTGATTGTGATTTTGCTGTGCATCATCTTGTTCTTTATGCCAGTCCTCATGTGGATGTACATGGATGTAAGGCAGACTGAGATCAAGGTGCAGAAATTGATTAAGAAGTTGGAGAATAAATAATGTTGACGCTACTAAGCACTTTAATATCGTTCTTGATGGGTGGACTACCCAAGTTGCTTGACTTCTTTCAAGACAGAAGTGACAAGGCGCATGAGCTTGATCTAGCAAACCTCCAGATTCAACGTGAGCTAGAGATGCGTAAAGCTGGGTTTGAGGCACAAGAACGGGTGGAGCAAATACATACCGAACAGATGCAGATACAAGCCGCTTCAGCCACGCAACAGTTCCAGTTACAAGAACGCCAAGCTCTGTACGCTCACGATATTGCCATTGGTCAAGGTGCATCTACATGGGTGATTAACGCCAGAGCAATGGTACGCCCTACTCTAACCTACGGGATGTTTCTCCTTTTGGTGTTTGTAGATGTGGTGGGTTTCATGTATGCTTGGCACAGCAACGTCCCATTTGCAGACTGTTTAGATCAGTTATGGGACAACGATACCCAGTTAATCTGGGCTTCAATCGTTGCATTTTGGTTTGGCTCTCAGGCGTTTGAGAAGAAATGAACGTATCTGACAAAGCCATTTCAGTCATTAAACACCACGAAGGGGTGCGGTTTAGACCGTACAGATGCCCCGCTAAACTGTGGACAATAGGAGTAGGACATGTACTTTACCCAGATCAAGGCAAAATTCCTTTGGATCAAAGAGACAGCTATCAACTTAAAGAACAAGATAATAAACAGTTTAGCCCAGAAGAAGTAGATGGAATTCTCAAGTTTGACCTTGACAGATTTGAGCGAGGCGTGGGTAAACTTTGCCCGATACCCCTTACACAAGGGATGTTCGATAGCCTTACTTCTTTTAGTTTTAACGTCGGACTGGGGACACTCCAGCGTTCAACGCTTCGTCAAAAATTGCTTAGAGGCGATAAAGCGGGTGCGGCTGAAGAACTCTTGAAGTATTGCATGGCTGGGGGTAAAATCCTCAAAGGGCTACAGAATCGTCGCATAGACGAGCGTGCCATGTTCTTAGCATAGGAATATCATGCCACTACAGAAAGTCGTCTTCAAGCCCGGGGTCAATAGAGAAAACACTCGATACACAAACGAGGGTGGCTGGTATGAGTCTCAGAATGTTCGTTTCCGTCAAGGCACGCCTGAAAAGATTGGCGGTTGGACGCAATACACAGGGTATACGTTCTTAGGTGTTTGTCGATTGCTTTGGAACTGGATTACAGTCGATAACATTAACTATTTGGCAGTAGGTACAAACTTAAAGTTTTACCTGACATACGGCACAGACTACTATGACATTACACCTATTAGAGTTACCGCAACTCTAGCCAGCCCATTTACTGCTGTTACCATATCTCCTTTTAGCTCAACCATTACTGTCAATACAGTTACGGCACACGGAGCTATTACGGGAGACTTTGTAACTTTTAGTGGAGCCACAGGCTTAGGTGGCAATATCACTGCCGCAGTATTAAATTATGTAAAAGGGTATCAAATTACCGTTACAAGCTCAACAACTTATACATTTACCGCAACCGCTACATCCAATGCAAGTGACACAGGAAATGGCGGTACAGTAACCGCAGCCTACCAACTCAATACTGGTGCAGCGTACCAAATTCCATATAACGGTTGGGGTGCGGGTTCATGGGGGCAAAGTGGTACAACGTGGGGCAATGGCGGCACATCTATTACAAACATCCAATTGTGGAATGCGTATAACTTTGGTGAAAATCTACTGTTTGGCCCTCGTGGTGGTGGCCTTTATTATTGGATTGCAGGTTCAGGCACAGTCAATACCGCTAATCGCGGTGTGCTTTTAAATAGTTTAGGTGGCGCTGTTACCTTTACCTACGCATCCCCAACCGTAGTTACATTTACTATTCCTTTGACTGAAGGCACAGCCGTTCAGTTCAATACCACAGGGGCTATGCCTACTGGAGTGACAGCAAGTACTACATACTATCTGTATAACGTACAAGGTTTAACGGCTAATCTTTTAAATAGTTCAGGCGCTGTGGTCAATACGTCTTCTACGGGTTCATTGTGTTACATATCCAAACTTGTGGATGTACCCTTGTTTCAAAACTATATTATTGTGTCAGACGCTTCTAGGTTTGCTATTGTGTTTGGAACAAACGATTACGGTTCTAGCACAATTGATCCAATGCTTATCAGGTGGTCAGATCAAGAAAACCCATACGAGTGGACACCCGATGCCACAAACCAAGCGGGCAGTATCCGGCTGTCCCACGGCTCACAAATTCAATCAGCCATCCAAACTCGTCAAGAGATTATTGTTTTGACCGATCAAGCGGTCTATTCATTCCAATATGTGGGTGCTCCTTACTACTGGAAGACGCAGTTGATGGGGGACAACATCTCCGTCATTGGTCAAAACTCAGTTGCTCTTGCGTCTGGCGTGATCTACTGGATGGGCAAAGACAAGTTCTATATGTACGATGGTCGTATCAATACGCTCAATTCTGATCTTCGTAAGTTTGTATTCCAAAATATTAACCAGACCCAGAACCAGCAAGTCTACGCTAGTACCAGTGAAGCCTACAATGAAGTATGGTGGTTTTACGTATCGGGATCAGGTAATGAAATTAACGCTTATGTGGTCTATAACTACCTTGAAAAGCTTTGGTACTACGGCACAATGGGCAGGACTGCGTGGCTAGATTCCGGCCTGTTACCCAACCCAGTTGCGGCTACGTACACTGGTTATGTTCTTAATCAAGAGACAGGTGTTGACGATGTTTCAACAGGCACTGCGGTATCTATTCCAGCTTATATTTCTTCTTCAGAGTTTGATATTGGTGACGGGCATAATTTTGCTTTCGTGTGGAGAGTACTTCCTGACTTGACTTTCTCGGGTTCCACAAGCAACACAAGCCCAGAAGCCACAATGACGCTTTACCCCATGTACAACTCAGGTTCAGGTACAAACAACCCCGTAGCAAACACTGCTTACAGCGTAAGTCTAAGTGCAAACCCTGAGACATTTACAGGCGAAGTCTACACACGGGTACGTGGACGGCAATTGATTATCAAGATGGCATCTGACAAAATAGGTACAACTTGGCAGTTGGGCGCCCCGAGGCTAGATATCCGTCCTGATGGGAGGAGATGACTTTGGCACAACAACCGATCATCAATCCGCCAGTACCAAACTTGCCTTTGGGTACAGAGGCGTACGAGCGTCGCTATCAAGATCAGTTTGCCAACGTCTTGCGTCTATATTTCAATCAGCTCAACAATGCCTTAAACGTAATTATCAATAACTACACAGTTGGCACTACGGTGTATACAGTAGCTACATTACCCAGTGCGGTTACATCAGGTGCGGGCACAAGAACTTTTGTATCGGATTCTTCGGTGACTACTTTTAATACAACGGTAGCTAGCGGTGGGGCAAACACAGTGCCTGTATTCTCCAATGGAACCAACTGGAAAGTAGGCTAATATGATAAACTCTAACTTATTTACGGGGAAAATATGAGTCTCCAACACGTAGCCAATCACTTAGCACAACAAGGTCGTGGCAACGACAAAATGCTTGTGCACATGACCCCCAGCGAAGTTTCTGGATTGCGTAGCCTTGCTCAAGCCAAAGGTGGAGATTTAACCGTCAACCCACACACGGGTTTACCCGAAGCTGGTGCTTTAGATGACCTTATTAAAGTTGCCGCGCCTATAGCGTTGGGTGCTTTGCTTGGCCCCGCTGGTTATGGTTTATCTTCAATGATGGCAGGTGTTGCTACGGGCGGCATTATGACTCTGGCCACTGGTAGCTTGTCTCGTGGACTCATGGCCGGATTGGGTGCTTATGGCGGGGCAGATTTGGCAGGAAGTTTAGCCACTGCCGGAGAAGCTACGCTTAGTACTGGCGCAGGATTAACTGGCGCTAATGCAATAGGTCAAGAAGCAGGGGCTGCGGCATTAGAAAGCGCGGGTACTGCGGGACAACAAACATTTGCTACTTTGGGTAAAGATGGTGTTGTTAACTATGGCACAAACATTATTCCTAATGTTGGAGATGAAGCCCTTGCTGCAAACCAAGCTGCAACAGAAGCCGTAAAACCATTTGCAGAAAGAGCAACACCTTGGGAAAAGATTGGTTCTGGCGTTAAAACAATTACGCAATCCCCCGGTGCTGCATTAGATTTTGCTAAAAATAATTGGCAGTCTGGTTTGGCAGCAATGGCTCCTTTTGCGGCTGTTCAAAATACTAGCGGCGCTACCGCGCCCGCAGGAACCCCTGCATACATTCGCCAAAAGATTTACGACCCTGTAACGCACCACATGATTGATTTGCCTGCGGTCAAGGCTAGCGAATGGGGTAGCCGTAACTTCTCAGACATCTATCAACAACCTACCTCCGCCGCAACAGGCGGTATCGTGGCACTAGCTCATGGCGGCATGGCGCATTTTGATGGTTCTATTAGTAGCGATGTAGCAAGTCAAATACAAAACGCGTATGAAGGCGGCAATTATGGTGCCGTGAATGATTTGCTTTCAGCCAATAAAATAACACAACAACAAGCGGCAAATCAATGGGGTCAAGATGTTATTGGGAATGTAAGCCCTTCGGTTAGCTTCTTTAATCCTACTAGTAGTTTTGCTGCGGCGCCATCTACATTTACAGGCGGACAAGTTTTATCTAATTACAGTCAAGGATTACCAGTTGATTTGGGATTGCCCGGAGCTAGTCAATTTGCTGCAAACACGTACACGCAACCTTCTGCTATGGACAATACGATTATTACGTATTTACAGGAGAACGGTTTAATAGGCCCTGGCGGAAAGTATGATGCCGCAGGAATTGCTGCTGCTGAAAAAGCAAATAAAATATCAGATGCACAAGTCCAACAAGCACTTAAAGATTACAACAACTCTTATTTTGCTAAACAAGCAGAAGCTTTATTTGCTCGTACTAACCCAACAGCCACAACACCTGTTGCTCCTGTAGCTCCTACAACAGTGCTTCCACCACCAGTAGTAAAAGTTGCTACTGCTACGCCTTTACCGGGAACTTCAAGTGGCGGCGGCGGCGGCGGCGGAGGAGGAGGCGGGGGTGGTGGTGGCGGTAGCCCCTTAGCTACAACAGCAACCGTATTACCAACGAACCCACAAACCAATGCGCCCAAGGGCACAACTAATCCATACGGCAATGTCAATAATCCCGGTGACATTACAAAAAATGCAGATGGGTCAATCACTATCCAACCTAATGAACCCGGCAAGCCTTATGCTGGTTGGTCAGGTATGAATGAAGTTAACAATGCTTGGACAGCAGGAGGCGGTAGCCCCGGTTATTTCCCCCCAGCGCCTAAAACAGCGGCGGAAGCCAACACACAGTTCAATAAGATGACTGGTGATTCTTTAGCAGCATACAATTTTTTAACAGGTCAAGGCACAGCGCCTCTTAAAACATCGGCGTCAAAAGTATCTAGGTCATATATGGAAGCGGTATTGGGTATTAAACCAGACGAAAAAATTTACGCATCTGATGTACAGTATATTTTTGATCCTGTGACACATAAACGAACACTCAATCCAAATTACAAATCTTCTTTGATAACAGGCACGCCCGGCACTTCTGGTAGTACGCTTACGCTTCCCGGTGGTGCAATTGCTACATATGATGGCGCATCGGGTTTGTACTATATCAACGGTAAATACTATGACGCTAACGGTAAAATAGTTAATTACTCAGGTGAGTATAAAGAGGGCGGTCTTATGGGTATGGCTCGTGGCGGTACTGCGCGTCATCCATTCTTTTCAAAAACAACAGGCAAGTTTAACTTTAATCCCCCACAGGTTTACGCAGATGGTGGCATGGCAATGGGTGGCCTTGGTACTTTAGGAGGCTATTCTGATGGTGGTCGCTTACTCCGTGGCCCGGGGGATGGCGTATCAGATTCTATTCCTGCCTCTATTGGTAATCGTCAGCCTGCACGCCTTGCTGATGGTGAGTTTGTGGTGCCTGCGCGTATTGTGTCTGAAATAGGAAATGGTTCTACTGAAGCAGGTGCTCGTAAGCTTTACGCAATGATGGATCGTGTACAGAATGCACGCAGAAAAACAACTGGCAAAAAGCAAGTGGCAACCAATACAAATGCCGCTAAATACCTACCCGTATAAGGAAGAATCATGGCATCAGATCCACAATTCATGTCATCCACGGTATCGCAAACTTCGATACCAGACTACGCTAAAGCGGATGTAGAAAATTTAATTGGTAATGCTCGGGCTATTACAGATCCTAATGTTGATTATCAACAGTATATGGGAGACCGGGTAGCGCAGTTCACGCCCTTACAGCAACAAGCGTTTGGTAATGCGGCTACTATGCAAACTGCACCGCAGTTGCAAGATGCAACAGCTCTTGCGGGTATGGCGGGTCTTGGCGCTCTTAATCAACAATACACGTTCAACCCAGCTAATTTCAACACCGCGTTTAGCAACGCCAATATTAAAGATGCAAAGGGCAATATAACTGGCAACAGCATGCTGAATCCTTTTACAGGCGTCATGGATGCGGCAGCTTATAGAAACGCACAAATACAAAATAATGCAATTAATGCACAAGCTACATTAGGCGGTGCGTTTGGGGGAAGTCGTAACTTCCTTATGCAAAACCAAAACAACGCTGAATTGCAACGCAATCTAGGCAAAAATCAATTTGATGCGTATAACCAAGCGCAACAACAGTACAACACCCAGAACCAGCTCAATGCTCAACAGCAACAGTTTGGCGCGGGTCTTGGGTTGCAAGGTCTTCAAGCAGCCAATACTGCCGCTTCAAACTTAGCTGGTATTGGTCAACAGCAATACGGGCAAAACATGGGCATCAATGCCCAACAAGCCCAATATGGTGGCATACAGCAACAGCAAGTTCAAAATCAATTGAACAACCAATATCAAGACTTTTTAAATTATCAAAACAACCCATACAAACAGGTTAGTTTTATGTCTGATATTTTGCGTGGTCTTCCAATTCAACAAAGTACAGGCAGTGTGTATCAAGCGCCTCCTTCTATGGTGTCTCAAGCCGCAGGTCTTGGGGTTGCTGGTCTAGGCTTAAGCAAACTAGGAGTGTTTGCTGGAGGCGGAACAATCAAAGAATCGCACGGTCTACAAGACCTTGCACTAGCACAAATGGGAGCATAAGATGGCAATGAATCCAATGGCAGGAATGGGTCGTCCTCCAGCAATGGGTGGTATGCCTCCTTCAATGGGCGTGGCTCCTATGGGTCAAGCACCTACCGCACAAGGCAATAGCGGAATTATGCCTTCTGTACAAAGTATTAAAACGCTTACAGAAACTTTACGTTATATGCCCGAAGCGGAGTTGCACCAATATGCAGCCATGCATAGGAACGATCCTTTTGTGTTTCCATTGGCTTTTCAAGTAAGTCAAGCACGCCAACAAATGCGTGCTGGACAAGCCGCTCAAATGGCAGGTCAAAAAACACCTTCTGTAGTGGATCAAGATTTGGCACAGATGGCACCTCAAACTTTGCCAGAAGATCAAGGCATTGGTGCATTAAACGCCCCTAACTTACAGAACATGGCTGATGGCGGTATTGCTGGGTATGCTGATGGTGGCCAACAACCAGGTATGTTTAACTACGCTCAGATGGCCCCTGCGGTTGACTTACATCCCAATAGTGGTGTAACTCCAAGAAACATGGCTGACGGCGGTATTGCGCATTTTGCTGACACGGGAGTAGTTACTAGCGCCCCTCTTTCTTTAGCAGATGTTGCAGCGGAACTTAAACAAGCGGATGCGCAATTGGCACTGGCTGTTAAATCGGGAGACCCGCAAGCAGTCCAAACGTATACGCAAGCTAGAGATGCAGTAAGAAACAAATTAGAACAAACTGCGGCTAAATTAAATGTTGCTAAAGTTGCAGCGCCAGTTGCTCCTGCTGCTCCTGCGGCGGCGTTTCGAGTTTCGTCCAGCCAGCGTAACGGCCAAGTGAACGCCCGTCCTGCGTGAAGGTGCCGAACGGACACAGGCTGTACTTGAATGAGCCGATGGACGCGCTGAAGCACTCGCTGTGCAGTGCGAACCACTGCTGCGACGCGCCAAATTCCTCTTCGAGAGCTGCGATTGGAGAGAGCTCGGCGATGATTTGGTTGGCGTTGGCGATGGCTT